ACAAAAAGAAAAAAATAAAAAGAATGTCACCAGCCGACCTAAAGAAGCTTGCGAGCGGAAATGGTATTGAAAATGCCGCAGAAATAAATGGCAGCGACTTGAAAAAAATGTTAATTGAAAAGTTTGGATTATAAGGAGCTTGGCATGGAATACACCACATTAGAACAAGTCAAAATCAGACTCAAACAATTTCATATTGATACAGTCACGAATGATGATGAAACAACATCTGATGTGGTTGTATTCGACAAAAAGGAAGATAACCCACTCATTGAACAGCTCATTAAACAGGCCACGGAAGATGTAAAAGCAAAAAGGTGTTATCCGGACACTTTCACTGATGATGATATAACTGCTGACTTAAAGCAGTTTGAAAATGTCGTTATCAATCTTGCTGTCTACGACCATTCGCAAGCCGGTGAGAACTACATGAGCGCTTTAAGTGAGGGCGGAGTGAGCCGTACATGGAAAGACAGAGATAAGCTGTTTGTTGGAGTTTTTCCTTTTGTCAAAGTGCTATAAATCTTGCCTATAGGGCATTATATAAAAAGATAAGAAGATTGTGCGTTACCATTTTACTGATGTCGGTAACATGGTAGCAGGCGGTACACATTAAGTGGTGGTGGGCGGTGTGCCAATTACCAAAGATGAAAGGCTGTAAGATGAATAATTTAATCTATCAGACATACATTATTGCCTTGCCAATTGTCCTGACAGCACTTTTGGGTTATATTGTTTGGCTTTTACAAGAGCAGAAAAAGCAAAAAGCGATAGACACAAAAGAAAGAAACGAGCGCATTGAAGAGGAAAAGAAGCTACGACAAGCAAACGGAAAAGGTACAATGCTACTTTTACGAGTACAGCTTATCGAATACCATGATAAGTATATGAAGCTTGGCGAAATTCCCTCATATGCGTATCAGAATTTTTGCGAGATGTATGACGCATACCACGCACTCGGTGGTAATGGCATGGTGACAAAAATGAAAAATGAGATTGAGGAAATCCATTTAGGTAAAGGAGGAAAAAACTGATGGACTTTACACAAGTACCTACAGTAGTTGCCATTATGGTAATTACTTATTTAATCGGATATGCTTCAAAGCAGATACCACAGGTTAAAGATAATATTATTCCTATTATCGTAGGTGTAGCCGGTGGAGTACTCGGCATTATTGGGATGTTTGTAATTCCCGGTTATCCGGCAGACAACATTCTTGATGCAATAGCAGTTGGCATTGTGTCGGGCATGGCAAGCACCGGTGTTAATCAGATTTACAAGCAGATAAAGAAAAATGCTTGACATTAATAAACAGGCCATGAAATACGCGCTTCAAGGTCAAACAGTCACAGTCTATGAAAAAGACGATGACGGAAATCTAAAGTTTTACGAAACGGAGGACGGAGAGAAGATATACTACACACACGAAGAAACAGGCTTTTCGGAGCCAATTGATTTTCGGGCGAATATATCGTTTGACGGAGGAGAAGCACAGAACAAGGAATATGGCTTTAATACGGCTGATTTTGACGCTGTTTTGCTGACAGACAGAGGAGAATACCCTTTTAAAAAAGGTGACGTTATTTGGCTTGATAGCGAGCCTACAAAGGACGAAAACGGATTAGTTGATTCAACTTCCGCAGACTTTACAATAGTAGGAGTAAAACCCTCTCTCTATTCAGTTAAATACATGCTCAAAGCAGTTGTGAAAGAAGTGTAATTATGAAGCTTGACATTTCCCTAACAGAAAAATCTATACAAGATGCGATAGGCAAGCTTGAAAGATACAAAGACCGCTTACAGGACAAGTGCATTGCGTTTGTCGGAGAGCTTGCTAGTAATGGCATTGATGTAGCACGAGCAAATACAGGCAATTTCGGACACTATATCACGTTTAGTTACGAAATTAAAGATACAACGGACGGATGTACAGCTATTATTCTTGCAACAGAAACAGGACAGATACAAAGTACATGGCAGACAGCAGACGGACTCAAAACGGTTGATGTATCGCCTTTGCTCATGGCTGAATACGGCTCGGGCTGGAGAGCTAAGCCACGCTTCAATGATACAAGAGGCGGTCAAGGAACTTTTCCAGGGCAGACACACGCATTTGACAGTGAGGGTTGGTATTGGAGAGACGAAAGTGGAGAATTACACCATTCATACGGCATTACACCTACAATGCCGATGTATAACGCATTTTTAAAAATGGAAAATGACATTATGAAAACGGCACGGAAAAATTTTAGTTGAGGTGATAAAGTGGCGAGTCAAAATCAATGGGTCTACGACCTTGAAAACCTCACATATGCAATTGTAAAAACCCGATGTGAGAAAAAATTGAAAACTAAATATCCCAAGCTAAAATTCACACAAGAGGAACAGTCGGACAGCGCAACGGCTAGCTTCCCAACGGTGCTAGTTCAAGCACTCGAACCTATTGAACAGAATGAGGATTTAGAGTGTGAAAGAATAAATACAGTGTTATTTACGGCACAAGTAATTGTTACAACGAATAAAAGCCGTTCAGAAGCCTTGAATGTGGCACAGACAGTGGCTAATGAATACAAAGCTATGTCATTCAAGCTGACAACAATCCCATTCGCTAGGAAAAACGGCAAATTATGGACTGCAACATTACGTGCTAGGCGGTCATTCGATTGGAATGATAGATTATAAGAGCCTTTTGGCTCTTATTTTTTTATGAAAAATAAGGAGGATTAGAAATGGCAACAGGATTAAAAAGTAGAATTGCTTACAAGACACCAACCGCATCCACCACAAGTGGCGATTACTGGGCTGGAACTTACAAGCTCTTAATCAGAGCTAAAACAATTCCCTCACCATTCGGTTCACAGAACATGGTAGATACTTCAACTCTTGAGGATTTAGTAGAGACACAGGAAATGGGCAGACGTTCAGCCGGTTCTATGGAAGTTGAGGGAGCTTTTGAGAAAAAGTACAAGGATGAGATGGTAACTAACGAGGGCAAGAAGCTTGACTTCATCATTCTCTATGGCACAGACGGAAAAGGTTCAGAAGGTATCTGTGCTTTTATCGGTCAGGAGTCATTCGCCCCAGGTGAGGCTTCCGATGACCACTTAACAGGAACTGCGACTGTATCAGTTCAGACAGTACCTAAGTGGATTGAGGATAACTACGATGTTGCGGTCACAGAGGATGACCAAGGCTATCCAACAGCAATCACACTCACAAAAAAATCATGAGCCAATCGAAAAAAGCCGTAGCGGTTGGCTATGATGATAGCACGGCTGACAGCGAACTTGAAGAAACAATGTAGTAAGGTAATGGAGGCAGTTTTATACTGCCTCTTTCCCTATATAAATTAGGGAGAAAGGGAAAGATAAAATGAAAATTAAATTAAGTGGAAAAGAGTATATAGTTAAATTTGGATATGCACCGGTATATAAGAATAAAATTATCCCAAGGCTCGTAGGAATGGAGCAAAAGGGCGAGGGACTTGAAGTCATTGACAACATGCTTGGATTTTTACCGGAGTTTTTGCTCGTGGGCTTGCAAAAGTTTCACGCTGACGAATTTGGCTTTGATTTTGACGATAAAGAAGCAAAAGAGAAGCAATTAGCGAAGATGTATGATTTGCTTGACGATTATCTCGACCCAGAGAATGAAGAGGGTGGAGATATAATGTCGCTCTACAACGATTTGTCGGCTGAAATGGAGAAAAACAGTTTTTTATCAAAGATGCTGGCGAAAGAGGTACAGACAGCCAAGAAGAAACCAATCAAGAAGTAAAAGAGCTTACATGGGAAGTATATTGTAACGAAATCCGCCCATATTGGCTCTTGGTAACTAAAGGCTATGGATTTAGCGTTGAGGACATAGATATGTCTTGTCCGGCTGATTTAGAGCCTTATTCAAAGGCTTATATGCTTGAACAAAAAGAAGCCGACAACAATATGTGGGCTTGGTGGGGCACATACGGATTGAGCGCAACTCTTACAGCAATTGACAGAGCTTTAAATAACAACAAAGCAAGAGCGAAATACATTGAAAAATCATTAAGCGAGCAATACTCAAAAGATAACGAGCCTAAATACAAGGAGTCTAATGAGGAAATTGCCGTTTATGAGATGAAGCAACGAATTAACGCATTAAGACAATCAGGATTACCTGAAAGTCCTGATTAATGAGGTGAAAATATGGCATATAAAGGAATTGACGTATCGTCATATCAAGGAAATATTGATTGGAGTAAGGTTAAGTGGGCCGGAGTGCAATTTGCAATCCTTAAAATAATCCGCAAAGACCTTAATCCGGATAAAACCTTTGAGCAAAATTGGAAAGGCTGTACTGATGTAGGAATGCCAATACAAGGCGTTTACAACTACTCATACGCTACAACAGTAGACAAGGCAAAGACAGACGCAAATAAGGTCATTCAGACACTTAACGGAAGAAAAACTTTCGTTTGGTTAGATGTTGAAGATAAATGTCAACAAGGGCTTGGACAGACGCTTATTGACATTATCAACGCATATCAGAGTGTTATCAAGAGTGCCGGACTTAACTTTGGTGTATACACAGGGCTTAGCTTTTATAATCAGTACATTGCGCCATACGCAAATCAGATTAATTGTCCGTTTTGGATAGCACGTTATCCGTCAACTAAAGGAATGTCTATTGGTGATGAGCCTAATAGCGCAAAGAAGCCTGTTATTCAACATCCTCTGTATGGCTGGCAGTATTCAAGCGCATTTACCTGTAGCGGCCTGAATAACAGCACAGATGCTAACTTACTATACATTGAGCTTAATAAGGGTGATGGAATAGAGAATAGTTCGGCACCAATAGCAACTCCGGCAAAGAATAATGCTTGGAAAGGCAATGAGGAATATTACCTCAATAATAATGATGTAAGGAAATGGCAACATGCCATGAACATCGGATTTGACACAGACGAGCTTAAGGAAGATGGCAGATTCGGAGTTAATTCACAGAGATTTGCTAAAAATCATAATCTGTGGAGTGGTCAGAAACATAACTGCCCGACAGCCATTAAGTGGCTGAGAAAAACTCTACACGACAAGTATCATTTTTACAAACTTGATACCGATTACGGCAAGTGGACGGACTATCTCACTAAATGTGTCAAAGTATTTCAAAAGAATAGAGGTCTTAAGCAAGATGGTTATGTTGGATTGATTACAACATACTATCTGCTCAAAGGATAAATACATGAGAGCTACTTTAGGGTAGCTCTCTTTTTTATTACATACAGGGAGGTGAGAAAATGGCAGAGAGCATTGAGCTTCAAATCAAGTCGGACGCGCAGCAAGCGACTAAAGCCATAGGCAATTTACAAAGTAAGTTGCAAGGACTTGGAAGTACTCTCAATTCCCTCAACGGTGCAAGCATAAGCAATTTTGCGAGTGGAATGTCACAACTTGCAACATCACTTAGAAGCGTGAGCAGTATTGACACACGTACCTTTAGCAAGATTGCGACTAACATGGAAAAGCTTGGCAACCTTGATACTGCAAGACTTGTCAGCTCGGCAAGTGCTTTAAAGAGCATGGCAACAGAATTGTCGGGCTTTGCGAGCATATCAAAGCAATCAGCAGAGATTACACAGCTAACGGCTTCAATCTCAAAGCTTGGCTCTAAATCAGCCGGGTATGCTGCGGACAACATCAGAAACCTTGGCAGTGCCTTGAAAGAGGTAATGACAACATTATCTAGCGCACCGAGAGTCAGCAACAACATTATTCAAATGACTAATGCACTTGCTAATCTGTCACAGCAAGGCTCAAAAGTCGGCTCGGCTAGTAGGTCACTTGTAACAGGCTTTTCAAACACAACTAAGTCAATTAAGCGTACAAGGAGCGGATTTAGTGGCTTGGCTTCAACTATCGGTAAGTTTTACGCAACTTATTGGTTGGTTATGCGAGCTGTAGGAAAAATAGGCAGTGCAGTTGATTTAGCAAGCCAACTAACCGAGGTTCAAAACGTAGTAGATACCACGTTTGGTGACATGGCAAGCAAAGTTGATGATTTTACAAAAACATCAATTCAAGACTTCGGAATGTCAGAGCTGACAGTTAAGCAAATATCAAGCCGTTTCCAAGCGTTAGGTACCTCTATAGGTATTTCATCAGAACAAGTGGCAAATGGTACGGCAGTGGCGAATAAAGCTCTTATGAGCCAAAATAACACGCTATACAAGACTACAGACAGTATGGCTGATATGTCACTTAATCTTACAAGGTTAGCTGGTGACATGGCTTCATTCTACGATGTAGACCAAGCTGATGTTGCAAAGAGCTTACAATCCATTTTTTCGGGAACAATAGCACCTTTGAGGAGATACGGACTTGATTTAACGCAAGCCACACTTTCAGAGTGGGCTATGAAAAACGGACTTGACGCAAATATCAAGTCAATGACACAAGCCGAAAAGGTACTCTTAAGGTACAACTATGTCATGGCAAATACACAAGCTGCGCAAGGTGATTTCGCTAAGACCGCGAACACCTGGGCTAACAGTGTAAGAGTCCTTAAGCAAGAGTTTCAAGCATGGGGCAGTATCATAGGTAGCGTAATAATCAATGCTCTAAAGCCGTTTGTCCAAGCCTTAAATAAGGTAATGCTCAAAGTTATCAGTTTCACAAGAACTGTAGCTGACGCACTCGGAGCAATCTTCGGATGGACTATCGAGATAAGCGGTCGCGGTGCCACGGCTGACGGCATGGAGGACATAGCTGACGGAGTAGGTGACATTGGTGATAACGCTGATAGTTCCAATAAGAAAGCTCAAAAACTGAAAAAGACACTACTTAGTATAGATGAGATACACGCACTTGACGATAACAGCGATAGTGGCAGTGGCGGAGGCTCAGGCAGTGGCGGTTCAGGCGGTGGTGGAGCTGGCAGCGGTGTTAATAGCTCACTGAAAAAGACCGATGGATTGCTTGAAAAATACAAATCATCAATCAAGGATTTATACTCACTTGGAAAGTACATCGGTGACGCTCTTGCGAGTGCTATGGAGAGCATTGATTGGAAGAAGATTTATCAGAAAGCTGACAATTTCGGAAAAGGACTTGCAGACTTCCTTAATGGTTTAATCAGCCCAAGGCTCTTTTATGATTTGGGTGCAACAATAGCTGGTTCGCTGAACACAGCTTTACATTTCCTCAATTCATTCGGCACAACATTCGACTGGACTAATTTTGGCTTGTCGATTGCTAACGGCATTAATGGATTTTTTGAGAATTTTGATTTTGCGTTACTAGCAAAAACTATTAATGCATGGGTGCAAGGAATATACACCATGCTAACCACGGCAATTAAAAATGTGTCGTGGAAAGACATACTTAAAGGAATTACGGACTTTTTAAGCAATTTGGACATTAAAACTGTTGAGATAATAGTTGGCACATTGCTGATAAAAAAGATAATTTCGTTAAAATTGGGTTCAGTGGCACTCGCTTTTATTGGAAAATCATTATCAAAAGCAATAGCACAGGCAATAGCTTCAAAAATTGGATTTGAGCTTGTAGAGGGAGCCGGCATTGGAACGGCAATAATACAAGCATTTAAAACGATTTTCACCTCATTGTCAACAAATCTCGGACTACTTATAGAAGGGCTATTCAGCGGTTTAAGTTTGGGTGATGCAATAACGGCCGCATTCGGAACAGGGGCAGTAGACCTATTAGCAACAATTGGTTCTGCTTTTTCGGCAATAGCCGGAACAATTTTATCTATTGTAAATTTTGTCAAAATGTTAAAAGACGGATTTAGTTGGATAAATGAAATTCTAATGGTGATAGGTGTTGCATTAGCCACAATCGGAGCAATATTAGCTGGCGTGGCAGCATTGCCAGCAGTAATTGTTGGAGCAATAGTGGCGGCAGTATCAACAATCGTTGTTTTAGTAAAAGATAATTGGAACACAATTTGTGAACTATTTTCAACGGTTGGCGATTGGTTCAATGGAAATGTCATTGAGCCTGTAGTTTCGTTTTTTAAAGATATGTGGAAAACCATAAGTGGCTTTTTCGGTTCTCTATGGAAAGACATAGTAACTGTGTGGCAAGGAGCTTCGAAATGGTTTAGTTCCACAGTAATTGAGCCGATAGTTGGCTTTTTTAAAGGCTTTGCTACACGAGCACAACAGATTTTTCAAGGTATTTGGATAATAATCCAAGCAATTTGGATAGTAGCTTCAAGCTGGTTTAATAATAATGTAATTACTCCAATTTCAAATCTGTTTAACTTTTTAAAAACACTTATACAGACAACGATACAGACAGCAAAAGATTTTGTCTTTTCAACGTGGCAAGGGGTAGCGAGTTGGTTTAGCGGTACAGTAATACAACCGATTTCAAACTTTTTTAATATGTTGAAAGCTGGTATAACATCGGCACTTAGCGTAGCAAAGAACTTTGTTATATCCACTTGGCAAAGCGTGGCGGGTTGGTTTAATGGCAATGTTATTTCGCCTATCACAAACTGCTTTAATATTATGAAAAACGGAATTACAAACGCGTTTAATTATGTGTGGAGTTCAATAAGAGGCGGTGTCACAGGGGCTATGAACTACGTTATTTCAAAAATAGAGAATGGGGTTAATTTTGTTGTCAGTGGAATTAACTCTTTATTAAGAGGATTTAACAAAGTTGTTTCTATGGCTGCTAAGGTGGCCGGTGCAAATTGGAACGGAGTATCGTTAGTTCCAAAAGTACATATTCCAAGGCTTGCTAGTGGTGGAATTTTCCCAAGGGGAGAGGACGGCATGGCTTTTATCAATCACAATGAGTTAGTCGGTAAATTCTCAAACGGCAAAAACGTGGTCGCAAATAACCAACAAATCACAGAGGGAATTAAACAGGCTGTCATGGAGGGTATGGCACAAGTAATGATGAACTCTAACACTGGCGGAAGCTCTGCACCTATTATCGAAAATGTGTTTAAGTGCGACAGCGAAACACTCTATCGCATGACACAGGTAGGCAAAGCAAAGCACGGACAACGATATATTGTAGCAAATGAATTTGGCTAAGACACTCACCCTTGCGTGGGTGTCTTTTTATGTGAGGTGATGTACATATGGCAATGATGTTAGTAGACGGAGTAGAATTACCTACTCCATCAAGCTTTGAATGGGGCTTGATTGATGTGTCTGCAAGTGATAGTGGACGAACACAAGACGGCAAAATGCACAAGAATAGAATAGCGCAGAAACGGCAACTTAAATTGTCGTGGAATGGTACAGACAAGGCTAGGACAGCAAAGATACTTCAAATGGTGAACCCCGAATATATCAGAGTGACATATCCTGACGCTATGAGCGGAACTGATGAAACACGTACATTCTATGTGGGTGACAGAACCGCACCTATCAAGATATGGACTGTTGGCAATAAGAGGTATGAGGTATTAAGCTTTCCTCTCATAGAAGAATAAGGCGGTGATTAAATGCTAAACGTATCAGCTAAATGGCAAAGGGCAGTAATGCTCGATAATGACATAAACGTAAATTGTTTTGCTGACATAGTTACGGCAAGTGGCGAGAAAATCCCTATTAGTGATAGTGAGCTGTGGGCGAATGGCTTCGAAGTTAATGACTCAACATCAAGCAATGGTACTTTCACAATCGGGGCTTTGATTGCCGGAAAACTGAAAATTAAGCTGAATAATATTTATGAAGATTATAATAAGTATGATTTTGATAAGGCAAGCGTAACGGCATATGTCTCAAAAAGCTTTTCTGACGGCGCGACCGAAAAACTAAAAATCGGTGAGTATAGAGTCAGCGAGACAAGCTATGACGGCTCACTCATAACGCTTACTTGCCTTGACAATATTAATAATTTCAATCGCGAGTATGACAGCAATTTAAGCTACCCTACGACAGCGTATGAGGTGGTCAGAGACGTTTGCATTAAGTGTGATGTACCTTTTACTATGGCGAGATTTGACAACTCTGATTACGTGATTAACGAGATACCAAGCGATAATCAAAAACTCACATATGGACAGGTAATAGCTTACATCTTACAGTTGAGCGGATTGTGGGGCAAGTGCGGTCACGATGGCGAATTGCTTATCGGTTGGTATGATATGAGCCAGTTTGGGAGCCAAAATTACAATGGTGGAACTTTTAGCACAAAAACTACACCATACTCTGACGGAGATACACTGAATGGTGGAAATTTCACCGACTATTCAAGTGGAGATAGCGTTGATGGTGGAACATTTACAGAAACGAGAAATTACCACAATATTTACACGCAAAAAGACTTGAACGTTGCGACTGATGATGTTGTTATCACCGGGGTAAAGGTAACTGTAACCTCAAAAGAGGACAAGACAAAAGATGTTAATGCTCTTGCCGGAAAAGAGGGATATGTAGTCTCAATCTCTGATAATCCGTTTATTTCGGCAGGCAAGGCACAGACAGTTGCAAATTATATCTTCAAAAAAATAGGTGGCATGAGGTTCAGACCTCTTGACGCTACGCTCTTGTCAAACCCACTGATTGAGAGCGGAGATGTGGCGCTTGTGACAGACCGCAAGCAGAATACCTATAGCTGTTTTATTTCCAACCGAACATTTACAGTTGGAAGTGGCACTAAAATTTCGTGTGACGCTGAAAATGCTTCAAGGAATAGTGCTGATAAATTTAGTAATGAGACAAAGGCTATCGTACAGGCTAGGGAAGTTGCACAGGCAAAACTAAGTGTATATGATAAGCAAATGCAATTGCTGACACAGCTAATGTCTCAATCGCTCGGACTTTTTAAGACTGAACAGGTGCAAGAGGATGGCTCAATTATTTACATTATGCATAATAAAGCCGACCTTAATTCGAGCAACATACAGTGGAAAATGACGGCTAATGGCATGGCTGTATCAAGTGACTATGGTAAAACGTGGAATGCCGGAGTTGATAAAGACGGAAACGCTATTTTCAATATTATGTCGGCTATCGGCATTAATTTTGACTGGGCGCATGGTGGTACACTCACTTTAGGCGGTGAGGATAACACAAACGGCAAGCAATATGTCAAAGACGCAAACGGAAAAATCCTGATTACGCTTGACAACAAGGGGATTACGCTTGCTGACGGAGTTAATATATCATGGAATAATATCTCTAATAAGCCGAGTATACCAACAGACACCAACGATTTAACGAATGGTGCCGGATATATTGATTCGGACAAAGCAACACAAATTACAAAAGACACCGTGACTACGAGCTATGTAAATGCACTTAGCGTTAAGGCTGGTTCAGTTGACGCAGAGGACATCACAGGAACAACAATTGCTGGCAAGAATATTGTTGGCGGAACAATTGATATTGGCAGCGGAGTTTTTGCGGTTGACAGTAGTGGAAAAGTAACCGCTTCAAATTTTAATATGTCCGGTGGAAGTATTGCACTGAACGGAAATTTAAGTAATTCAACGATTGATTTAACGGCTACTGACAATTCAGGAAACAATTATGAGCTTTGGATGAATGGCGCAGTCTTGCGAATTGTCAAAAATGATGAGAATTTGATTACACTTTACGGAGCCACAGGCTCTATAGGTGCACAGACAATGTATGCTCAAGAGATAGGCTCTGATAAATTTAGAGAAACCGATAGAGGATATGCGATGTGTGGCGATGCAACAGGGCATACATATCATTGCGGCTGGAATGGTAGCGCCTTGAGCTTCCAAGTTGATACTGTTTGGGTATGGAGTTCCTCAGATAAACACTTAAAAAAGAATATTAAAGCAATTAATCAAGATTATATTGATGCAGTAGGCTCGGTCGATTTATTTCAATACAATCTTAATAGACAAGGATATTCAGACAAGCCGTTATATTTTGGAGCAATGGCACAGGATATAATCAAGAATCTTAAGGATAAAGGACATGCCAATGAAAACCTTAATATGATTTTCCGAAACAAAGCAACATCGGATGATGATACACTATACTACGGCATGAACTATGAGCAATTCCTAATCTTAAGGCTCGCCGGAGACGAGCAGAAGATTGATAAAATGCAAAAACACATAGATGAATTGGAAGATAAGTTTTTAAGATTGTGTCAGAAATTAGGCATTGATGAAAGTGAGGTGTAGCTTATGGCAATTCAAATGAGACGAGGGGCATACGCGGAGTTTGACCCTTTAAAAATGAAAGCTGGAGAATGGGCGGTATCGACCGATTCCGACACGAAAAAACAGCAGATATGGATGTGTTTCGCACCCGGAATAGTTAAGCGGATGGGAACTGTTGAGGATTTTAACACTGAAATTCAAAGACTTATTCAGAGCTATCTTGACGGCATGGCAGAATCGGTAGAAAAGGCTCAAGAATCAGCAGAACTTGCCACAAGCAAAGCTCGAGAATCAGCTGCCTCTGCAAGCGATGCTAAGGCAAGCGAAACAAAAGCTAAGACCAGTGAAACCAATGCGTCAAACTCGGCTGCAAAAGCAAAGATTAGTGAAACCAATGCCAAGGCCAGTGAGACAAAGGCTAAGACAAGTGAGGCCAACGCATCAACTTCTGCAAGTAACGCCAAGGCAAGCGAAACAAATTCTAAGACCAGTGAAACTAATGCTAAGAAATCAGAGACTAATGCATCTACAAGCGCAGCTAACGCAAAGACCGGTGAAACTAATGCCAAGGCTTCTGCTACCAGTGCGTCAACTTTTGCAAGTCAGGCTAAGGCAAGCGAAGCAAAAGCCAAGGCTTCTGAAACCAATGCTAAGACAAGTGAGACTAACTCTGCAAAGAGCGAGTCGGAAGCGCAAAAATACGCAGAGCAAGTTAAAGAAATATCTGAGAGCTTAAGTGGGGCATTAAGACCTCTTGGAACAATCAGCTTTGCCGACTTGCCGAGCACAGCAGACACTAGTTCCGGAGATATGTATAATATAACAGACCAATTTACCACAACCATTGATTTTAAAGAGGGGGCTGGCAATATAATTCCTGCTGGAAGTAACGTGTATTTAACTACTGATAGATATTGGGATGTACTTGCCGGTACACCAGTAACAGGAGTAAAAGGTGCAAAAGAAGTATATTATCGCAGAGGAAATGTAAACATAACCCCTGCCAATATCGGAGCGGTTGCAGAAGGCGGAAATATAAGCGATACAACAGTTACTTTTAACGATACAACAACTAGAGCAAACCTCGTTTCTGGCGAAAAAGTGTCGGTCGGCTTCGGAAAAATTAAGAAGTGGTTCGCTGATTTGAAAAGCTTTGCTTTTAAGGATTTGGTGAATAACCTCACGACTGCTGCCACTGGTAGCGCATTGGACGCAAGCCAAGGCAAGATTTTAAATGACAAATACGATGAATTAAACCAGAGTTTAAGTTTTAAGGTAAATACCACTGATAGCCGACTGTCGGATGCCAGAACTCCGAAACCTCACACCCATGATGATAGATACTATACTGAGAGCGAGATTAATACTAAGCTTAATGCATTAGTAAAAAATCATATTGTTGTCTTGCATAAGGCTGAATTAATAACAGTTACTGGAAATTCCGATAGAGAATACTCTTTTCCATTTTCTTTGCCAAGCGATGCAGAGATTATTATGCAGCTTCCTATAATTTATGCTGGCGGCAAGGGCATATCAATTGGAAGAAATGTCAATAAAGATTTTACTGTACTTCTTTGGAATAATAATAGCAGTACACAAGATGTCGGGGTTATTTATTATGGAGTGTACATCATATAAATAAATGTATTGGAACATAAAGCGTTGAGAGCCGCCTTCAAATGCGCCACATAGTGCCTATTGTTATGGGTATAATTAGCGTCAGACTTGGAATTCAAGCTCTTCTTTGTATTATCTAAACTTTGGTTTAGCAGACTATACCGCAAATAGGATTTTACGCGTAAAAAGAGAGGGCTTATGCCCTCTCTGATTATTGTCCTATAAATACTCCAACATCATCTGCGAATGGATTGAAATTGTAATCCATTTCAATACTTTGCGCGTTTGTTGGAACTTCAAACGATATATCGACATTTCCAGTTCTGCCCGGCGAAAGCTCTAAAATCGAAGAGCTGTCAGTCAAATAAAGCTTGTTTTCGACTTGCACGTTATCAGCATATCCAGTTGCATTAGTATAAGAAAAACTAAATGTTTCATCACTATTATTTACCACTTGAAAGCTAAAAGTAACATATTTATATCCGCTTTTAGGCTTTTCGTAATCATAATTCGTATTTTCATAAAAATCAGTTAAAGCTACATTTATGTTGTCTTGATAAGTTATTCCCTCTCCGACACGAGCTTCAATCCTTTGATAATCTTGCGAGGAATTACCCTCTGTCTCGGCTTCTATTTCACTCTCAATTTGATTATTGGACTTCTTGTCACTTTTAGCGGTATCAGTACTTGAATGGTCTACAAAAATCAATCCTAAAGCAGAAAGAACACATATCACAATAGCAACAATCGAACCTACATGGCGCCTTGGAATTTGTTCTGAACTCTTAAGAGCTAAATCAATGATAGCAAGTATCAGTGCTGTTATGATACATATTACATCGAGAAAAAGCGGTGCGCATAGTACAAGCGGTAGGCAAAAGCAAATAGCTATTGTGCTTAATACAGAATCTTTCTTTTTAAACGGCTTATCTTGTATGTATAAATTTACATAATAGCTTGAAGTTTTGCGGTCAACGAGATAGTTACTCTCGATGTGTCTACAAACCATTTCCATATTGCCTTGATAATACTTATCTAAATCGCCAATATTAACATAATGATTGTTAATGCAGTATTCTCTATATCTTTTCATATAAAAAATCCCCTTTCTAGTTCTTTTTTGCTATTTTACTCTTTACAATCCGTATTGTCAATATTCGACAAAATAAAACACTTTAAAGTGCTACAGTAATGATGTTCTCAAATGCGAGAACTCTTCAAGTTTCGGTAGGGTGGTAGGCGGATTGACAGTCTATCACCCTGTTTTGTATTGACGTTTAAGAACAAATGTTCTATAATTGATGTATCGGAGGTGGCATTGTATGGAATATAAGGAAGAAATAATTAAAATGATTGAGGGCTTGGAAGATAAAGACCTGTTGTTGTACTTGTACATATTTATTAAAGGAAAAATAGAGGCAGAGTAAAAACTCTGCCTTGTGGTTATATTTTCTTTTCCCAAACGTTACCACACTTTGAACACACAAACTTTGTTTTGCCGTTCTTGCCTTTAATTCCGGTAGCTGTACCGACAACGGCACCGACAGGCCCGAAGAGACCGCCTACTGTGTTACCAACAAGTGCTTTACCGAATGAGAATTTTTTCTTGGTGTCAACAGGTATGCCAACACCATCACAACCCCATTTAGGACATTTAACAGTTTTACTCATGATTAAAATACCACCTTTCTTATTAATTTAATTTATTTTGAGTATTTTCATACATCATATCTATTAAATTCATAATATTTTCTTGCTCTTTATCCGACAATTTAGATAATTTCAACGCATAGTCTTTAATTCTACTATCCATATTCGACAGAGCCAAGTCTTTTGTTGCCTCTTCAACAACTGAATGGTGCTCTTTTCCGGTAACTAAAAAATCAAGTGAGCAATCAAGACATTCTGCAATTTTTACCAGCTTAAACAATTTTGGACAGCTTTTTCCTTTTTTCCAATCTGAAAAAGTACTTTTAGGGAAACCGCCATATTTAGCCACTTCTGAATCATTTAACCCTTTTGAGTCTCTTAATTTACAATATCTTTCGTACATAGAAAATCTCCTTTAAAAAAAGTTATGATTTCTCAACATTTGGGGTTGACAAATAAGACTTCCTAATGTAGAATGAAAAAAGAAGTTAGGAAATCTCAACTCAATAAAAAATAAAATTGAGAAAATAATATTATGTTTCTGGACAATTCATAGTATACACGATTTTCTAATTTTTATCAAGGCTTAGTTAGGATTTTTGAACTAAAAAACAAAAGCTGTTAGCGTACTACCACCAACAGCCGTTGCCTTATTTTTTATACCACATACATTTTGCAGTCTTTCAACGCATTGTGTAGTACCAACGCTTCTTTAAATGTTCCGTCACTTATGCAGTTTAAGTTCAGCATTTTAGTTGCCATTAGCTGACGGATTGAGAGGAGTATCTAGCGTAGCACGGCATATTATCGGACATGCCAACCATGATTTTTTATCGAGCTTTACTGCCCAAAATGCGCTACACCGATTGCTACATTTTAAATGCGACCTCGCAAATATGGAACAGGCAAAATCAAAATTGCTTTCAAGGTTTTTACCTCCTAGCGTATTTTGCCTAATATGGCGCTTTTATTGTAACGGATTTCCTAACTATTGTCAAGAAAGGAGATGGGAAATTGAATAAGAAAAAACGACAGGCGAGTTTTAAAAAACTTGACACGCTCATAAAAGCTAGAAACGTTTCGTTTTACAAACTGTCGGAAGAGCTTGGAATGGCACGGAGTACTTTTTCGGATTGGAAGTCAGGAAAATCAATGCCAAAAACAGACAAGCTAATTAAGATTGCTAATTATTTTGGCGTAGAAGTTTCTTATTTTATCGAGTAGAAAGGAGAAAACATGAACGATTTACAAATTTTCAATAATGAAGAGTTTGGAGAAGTCCGAATGATAGAAATTGACGGAAAGCCATATTTTGTAGCAACAGATGTAGCAACCGCACTTGGATATACAAATCCACGCAAGGCAGTTAATGACCATTGCAAGGGAGTAACGAAACGTGACACCCCTACATCTAGTGGAGTGTAATCTATGTCATACATAAATGAGGGAGATTTATACCGACTTATTATGAAATCAAAATTGCCTAGTGCAGAGAAATTTGAGCGGTGGGTAATGGATGAGGTACTTCCGTCAATCAGAAAGACAGGCAGTTATGGTATGCCAAAGACAACAGGCGGTCAGATACAGCTTTTGGCACAGGGCTATACAGAATTAGAGCAGAAAGTAAACGACATCAAAGATGATGTGAGCGAGCTTAAGGAAAATGTACCACTCTATAGTTGCGATATTGACGAGATACAACAGCACGTTAAGCGCAGAGTTGTAAATATCCTTGGTGGCAAGCAGAGCGAAGCATACAGAGATAACAGTATCAGGCATAAGACATTCTCTGATATATGGACGCAGTTAAAGCGTGAGTATGGTTGCGTATCTACTTATAAGAGTATCAAGAGAAAGTATATAAACGATGTGCATGAGTTCATTGATTGCTATATTGTGCCTAAGTATCTTGATGAGCTTATTCATGATGCAAACGCTCAACAGAGTTTTGCATAGTGAGGTGATTGTATGAGAAAAAGAACTTTGAAAGAGAAGTTTTACACCGGCTGTGGCTATTCGATTTTCGGAGGATTAGCATTTGCATTTTTCCTTGGGCTGTCTGTGGCATACGGAATTAAGACAGCGAGTATCATCGTTGGAGCAATCGTAACAGTATTTTGGCTGATACTGATTGCAATATGTCTCATAGAGGAGGGCGAACCGCATGAGAAGAAAAAGGATATTGATATTATCGACTTTAATAATTGGAACTATGACCTTAAAGCCAATAGTAGCGAAAGCAGATAGCAAAGTCGAGCTGACAGCCGGCGTTACTTCCTATATTAATAGCGTAATGATAGGGAAGATTGAGCCGACAGTGGTTCAGAATGAGCCGGTTGTAGTTGAGCAGACCTATGGAGAGCCAACAATTCCAACTTGCCGTAAGAAATACAGTTGTAGCCGATTTAAGAAGCTAGGGCGAGTCAGATATGGCGATTACACTTATACGTGGTATTCGCAGAGAGTGTTACCTGGAGGCGGTCTGAATATACCGGGCAGACATCTAAATGAGCATGGGCTTGTAGTTGATGAAAACGAATACGTGGTAATTGCAAGTGATGATTTACCACATGGAGTTGTGGTTGATACTCCTGTTGGCATACAAGGGATTGTATATGACGAGGGGAGCGGAAATGGAAATCTTGACATCTACTGCGATTGGTAGCCAATTGAAACGTCAGAGTGCTAACGATTACCTACAAGAATTATATCGAGCTAAACGGCACAAAGACAAATCCTTTGACTTCCAAGCGTTACTAGATAAAGAAATGGAGAAGCTAAATGAGCAGTGTAAGACGAATTAGGCTAGGCGATACAAGATACAGATTGAAGCCATTAACAAGAGAGCAAAAGTTATTGCTCAATAAGGCTCATTATGTGGCGAGCGAGTGGCTTTTCGTATCGGAATCGGACTCATACTTAAGAGTAGTTAAAAAATCAAGCCTACACGGAAATTTGATTTTAAAAACCATAAACAAATAGAAAGAGAGGAAACGCAATGAAAATTACACACATTTTTGCACAGAATTTTTGTAAATTCTATGGCAAAAACACATTAGACACAGATTTTTCAATGAAAACTGTATTGTCCGGTCAGAATGAAGTCGGCAAATCGACAGTTAAGAGAATTATTCTTGATGTGCTGAATTGCCATGACGAGAACGACAGAGAGATTACAGGCATAAGACCACACGATGAAAACGGAGCCGAGATTGATGATGTTGATATTGTAAGAGCTGTTGCCTTTGAGATTGACGGAAAAGAAAAGACTCTGAAAAAAATCACAAGACAAGGAAGAAATAAGGATGGCGAAGTTTGTTCAGGACATACAGATTACTATGTCAATGATGTTACATACAAAATGGTTGAATACAACGAGTTTATTAATGATAATATCGCAGACCTCAAGATATTGCCATTTTGTCTTAACGCTATGACATTGTTGCTTAAATCGCCAACAAATCAAAGAATAGCGCTCTCAACTTTTTTTGGTACACACAAAAATCCCGAAATCTGCGATATGTTTCCACAGTTTGCTGAACTTAAGCCGATGTTTGACGATGGTGACGTTGACCAGCTCAAAAAAGTATGCCGTGGCAAGCTAAACGGCACAGGCGGTAGGAATGGCTCAAAAGGACTTGTCAAGGAAAGAGACGAAATCTCAACAAGGATTGATACAATTCATTCTACCAATGAGTATACAGACCTTGCAGAGCTTGAATTGCAGAAGAAAACATACGAGCCACAGCTTAAGGAAATTGAAGATAAGCTGTCCGACTACAATAAGATTTTAGAGGACAAGCAGAAAGCCACAGAGGACATTATGAACCTTAAATTTGAGCTTTCAGACATAGAGAGAAAAGCTAATGCTGACAATCAGAAAAAGCGCATGGAGCTACAGTTACAGATTGATGACTTCAATGCTTCAATCCGCGAAACAGAGTCAATGATAAGAGCTAAAAAGGTTAACATTAAAAACTTTGAAGGTACGGTTAGAATTTACACAGAGAACTTAGCAAAGGTACGTGCTGACTGGAAAAAAGCAAAGGCACTTTCCTTTGATGAAAGCAGTGTTAATTGTCCGATGTGCGGTCAGAGATTGCCGGAAGATACAATAGAGAGTTTGAGAACTGATTTTAGTGATAAAAAATTGAAGAAGCTTAAAGAACTTGAGGATAAGGGCAATTCATTATTAAGTGACAGCAAGGAATTCAAACAGGCTATTGAGGACAAGAAGAAAGAAATAGCTGACCTTGAAGCAGAACTTAAGGAGCTGACAGAAAAGCGTGATGCTGTTGCTAACAAGTTTGAACGTGATAACATCGCTAAAGAGCTTGGAATGGTACCTACTGATGTTGACATGACAGGTAACAATGAGTACCAGGCACTTAAAGCTAAAATCGAGGAAAAAGAGAAAGCTCTTGCCGATGAAAATGATACATCGGAGCTTATTGGAAAGCTCAAAAACGAGCGAAACGAACTGTTAAGGCAAGTGTCGTCAGTTAACACCAAGATTGAGCTTGGTGTGGCGAATAACAAGCGTATAGACGATAGCATAGCCGACCTTGAGGATAAGAGAAAAGACCTCAATCAAGAGATAGCTGATTGGGAGAGAAAACTTGACTTGCTGAAAGAGTTTACACGTAAGAAGAATGAACTTTTACAGGCTGACGTTAATAAGTATCTGAATTTTGCCACAGCAAAGCTGTTTAGACCGCTCTTAAATGGTGATACCGAGGAGTGCTGCGACTTCACTTACAATGGTGAAGCATATGCAAGAAATCTCAATCATGGCGCAAGGATGTTAACGGAAGTTGACATATGCCGAGCTTTTCAGAAAGTGGCAAACGTTAATTTTCCAATTATCATTGATGATACAGAGAGCGTTGACGATTGGAGAATACCACAGATTGATAACCAATTGATTATGTTAAAGCACACACAGGACAAAGAGCTTGTGATTGAGGCGGTGTGATATGACGAATGATAGATATGTTGTAGAACAAGAGTTTGAACACGCAGGATATAAATGTGTCGTTACATTCAATGCGATGGGGCATAGGTGCGGATATGTAGGCATTCCTAAAAACCACCCTTTATATGGTAAAGAGCATTCAGACTATCTTGAAATTAAGAAAGCAGATGTCGGAGACCGAAAAATAAGCGGTATCTTTCCTTTGCTTGGAGCTTGCCTTGATAAAGACGAAAGAATACGAATTGAAGCATATTTTCAATGTCACGGCGGTATTACCTTTGCGGATGGCGGAGAAAATTCAAACTATCCAATAGAAAGTGATTTATGGTGGTTTGGTTTTGACTGCGCACACTGTGACGATGCAAAAGAACTTGAACTCGCTTATGAGAGATTTCCTAATTACAGAGAGCGCCTTGCTATGCAGATTGAGTGCGAAGATAGATTTCACATTGATGGGTTGATAATCCGTACAGAAGAATATGTAGCAGAAGAGTGCAAGAAGTTAGCAGAACAGTTGAAAGAGTTTGAAGAAAGTGAGGAACAGAAATGATTAAAGCAAAAGACGGAGAAGTTACATTTAGAGGTACAAGAAGCAATATTATAGCAGAGGCGGTTACTGTTTTACATGCGCTCAAAGAGGAACTTTCAGAGGAAGAGTACAAAATGGTAATTAGACTTGCTGATAAAAGCAGGGAGCAGTTAAGCGACGAAGCCAAGAAAATGAGAGAAGAAACCGAGAGAATGAAAGAAGAACTCAAAAAGTTACTTGGATTATAGGAGGTATAGAAATGATTATTAAGAAGAGAAATTATTATATGGGTGGCAAGAAACATACTGTGGAGCTTAAGTATGACGGATATATGTATACAGTCATATCTGACGGAGTTTTATTCAAGCAGACAGCCAATGAACTGTTTGCGGTTCAGGTTTTCAATGAGATTTAGGAGGATTAATTATGGCAGAGAATACGGCAGTTGCAGAAAAGAAAGAAGCTGAAAGCAGAGAGCTTGTAGCAAAGGATTTTACAGAGGGAATGGTTGTTAAAATTAAGCAGAAAGAGAAATTTGGCTTGACATTCCCTAAAGATTACAACTATACAAACGAGCTTATGTCGGCAATGCTTATTTTACAGGACACACAGGATATGAATAAGAAGCCTGTATTACAGAGTTGCACAAGGGCAAGTATTGAAAATGCACTTATCGAAATGGTGACAGACGGATTATCAATAAGAAAGAAGCAGTGTTACCCAGTCGCTTATGCGGGCAAATTAAGCTGTCAGCCGTCTGTTTATGGTGCAACTTGTCTTGCTAGAAGATACGGGCTTAAAGACATTAATGCATCAGTTATTTATAAAGGGGATGTATTCAAGTACCACAAAGAGGATGCAAAGACAATTATTGATTGCCACGAACAGAGCTTTGAGAATATCGACAATGACAAGATTGTTGGTGCTTATGCAGTAGCAATTATGGGAAATGGTGAGAAGATTGCAGAAGTTATGACTATGGCACAGATAAAGACAGCTTGGAAACAGGGATACGGATATAAGGAGACCGGAAACGGAGTTCATCAGAAATTCGCAGACCAGATGGCTATGAAAACTGTTAAGAACAGGCTTCTCAAAGCTATCAACAATACTCATAGCGGTTTTGGCAAAGAAGATGATTATGAGGAAATCAGCCACGATGAAATGCTCGAACAGGATGTTGCCTATGATATTGAGCAGAACGCAAACACAGTAGATTTTGACGAGGACAACATAATTGATGTGGAACCTACCGACACGGCCGACAAGCAGTCAGAGGAGCTACCGCCGTTCATGCAGAGTGAGGAGGATTAAGTAATGCATCGACACGACTGGATTAAGTTTTGTAAGCATCATAAATGGGGCTATAAGTGCAAAATATGTGGGAGGTTTTGGAGACTATGAGAGTAATTTCACAGCATGGGAATGTTGATTTGCCTTATGAGCAGATAGTTGTGTGTCACGCAATGGAGAACGTTATAGCACTACATAATGGAGAAAAATATGTATTAGGCGAGTACTCTTCCAAGGAGAAATCGTATAAGGCTATGGAAATGCTTAGAGAAGCATATATCGGTATGCCTATCGTAATGCAGAATGTTGATATTTCAGAAGATGTGGCAAAGGAATTTGGAAGATTACAGAAATGTGGCATTATGGTGCAAACAGAAAATCAGCCGTCAAAAGTAGATTTTATCAACAATGCTGTTTTTCAGTTCCCACAGGATGATGAAATCGAGGTGTGAGTATGCTAATCAATTCAAATAAAGAAAGTGTAACCGAACATGTCAAATTCATAAGCTACACAGGCAAGTATCCCAATTTATGTTGTGGAGATTTGACACTCGAGATTGACGGAGAAAAAGTAATATTCGGGAGTATGTATTGTAGCAGAATGAGCGAGCATAAAGGCATATATCCTATATTTTGGGACTCCGGCGGACATATTAGAAATTATAAAGCCTATACAGGAGAATGGCAAATAGATGTGGACAACATACCGGAAAAATACCGCAAGTATGCAAGCGAAATAGACGAGGTATTCAATGCCAATGTGCCTTATGGTTGTTGCGGAGGTTGCGAATGAAACTTAAATGCTTAGGCTCATCGTCAGCTGGTAATTGCTATCTGCTAACTTCCAACAGTGGAGAAACACTTATCCTTGATTGTGGAATACCGATTAAGGAGATTAAAAAAGGCTTAGATTGGAACATAAGGGGGATAAAGGGTGTGATTATAAGTCACACCCACCTCTAGACCACAGCAAGTCATTAAACGATTTTAAGCCAATGGGAATACCAATACTTGCCCCATATTTAGGCGATAGCCGTAAATCAATGAATATGGGCGAATTTACAGTGAAACCCTTTGATTTAACAACAATAGACGGAAATTGGACACACACAGACGCAAATGGCGAGCCTTGCCCGATATATGGCTTTCTGATTACTCACAAGGAAATGGGGAGAATGCTTTACATAACAGATTGTGAGGTTGTCAAGTGGAAGTTTAGAGACATAAACCACATTCTTTTAGGCGTGAATTATGACAAGGATTTAATCGACAGAGACAACACAGGCAAAGCTAATCACGTTTTCAGAGGTCACTTATCCATTGACACAGCTTGCGATTTTGTTAAGGCAAATTATTCAGATAGCTTGCAGAATGTCATAATGTGCCATCTATCAAGTGAAAATTCTGATAGAGATAGTTTCATCGAGAAGATGAAAAAAGTCGCTTATGGGGCAAATGTGGATGTTGCGGAGCGGAACAAGGAATGGCTACTTGCCAATCCTAATGAGTGTCCTTTTTAGAAAGGAGATAATGACTATGAATTTCAAATGGAGCGAGGAGGAAGTCCTTTTATTAAAAGATAAATATTCTTGCTCAACAAATGATGAATTAATTGCCTTATTTCCTAATAAAACATTTTTGGCAATCTATAAAAAAGCTTATTCGCTTAACTTAAAGAGAGATGAAGAAATTAAGTTTTTGAACAGGTCAAAGGCTAAAAGTGGTAAAAATGCTAGTAATTGGAATGGCGGTGTTAGGAGAACAAGCAAAGGATATATACAAATATTAATGCCGGAACATAAAAGAGCAGATAAAGGCGGGTACGTTATGGAACATATCGTAGTTTATGAAAAAGCCACAGGAATAGAAGTGCCACGAAATTGTTGCATACATCATTTGAACGGGATAAAAAATGATAACAGAATTGAAAATTTATGTATGATGACAAATTCAGCACACACAATATATCATCATACAGGGCAAAAAAGAAGTGAAGAAACTAGAAAACGAATTTCAGAAAGCAAGAGGAAAAAATATGAATAAAGTGATAATTTCGGGGAGAGTTGTTAGGGATGCTGATGTTAGATATTCACAGACAGCAAACGGAAGTATGGCGGTAGCAAGGTATACATTAGCTGTTGACAGAACTTTTAAGAAAGAGGGCGAACAGGCAGCAGACTTTATTAGCTGTATCGCATTTGGCAAGAACGGAGAATTTGCAGAGAAGTATTTGCACCAAGGAACTAAGATTATCATTGAGGGCAGATGGCAGACCGGCAACTGCACTAACAAGGATGGACGAAAAATCTACACTAATGATTGCGTAGTTGAAAGACACGAATTTTGCGAAAGCCGTGCCAATCAACAGAACAATAGTAATGGAATTATAGGTAGAAACAGTCCAAGTACTGATTCAGATTCCTTTATGTCAATCCCTGATGGTATTGACGAGGAATTACCATTTAACTAAAGAGGTGGAAGTATGGGATTGATTGACGCGGATACACTAAAGAAAGATTTAGAATCGGTTACTTTAAGTAATGGAACTTTGCTCAGTACAAATACAGTATTGCTATTACTGGATAAATATCCGACCGCCTATGATGTAGATGCTGTTGTGGAACAGTTGAAAGAAACTAAGGCTTATATGCTATATGAGAATATGAACGCTGATGTTAAGTGGATTGATAAGGCAATCGAGATAGTAAAGGCAGGTGGTAACGCTTGAATTATCAGAACATAGCAAGAGCCAAGGCGATAGAACAGGAAAACAAAAAGCGACTATTGAAGCTGAATCCAAAGCTGAATGACAGGAGTGGGATTTACTTCCTACTCCGAGAAGATGAAAACGGTTTTAAGTATGCTTATATCGGACAGGCGGTACATACACTTAGCAGATTGGCAAGCCACCTTGTAGGATATCAACAGCACATAGACCTTAGTTTACGCAAACATAAGCTGTATGACAAAGAGAAAAATCCTTATGGTTGGCGAGTCGAATTTCTGAATTTTCCCGAAAGTCAACTTGACGAGAAAGAGAAATATTACATCAAGCTATATGCTGATAAAGGTTATCAGCTTAGGAATGTCAGTTTAGGCGGTCAAGGAGAAAATCGTGCTAGTGGTTCAATAGGCGAGAGAAAAGCGCCTAAGGGCTATCTGCAGGGCGTACAGCAAGGTAGAAAGAACCTCGCAAGGGAATTATCGCATATCATCGAAAAACACCTTGTTGTGACGCTCAGAGAGGATAAACAGGGCAATAAGGTGTCACAGAAGCAACTAGATAAATTTATGGAGCTTATTAATGCAGATTCATATAAGGACGTTGAGTAAATGAAAAGAAAGGCGGCAATTATGGATAAATCACAACACTTAGAAGAAATAAAATCAACTGCTGAGAATTGTTATAACATTGGATATAAGCGTTGATATGAAGCAGCGATAGAAGATTTGAAAACAAAAATCATTGCAAATATGCATGTTGATATATCTGCAAAGATGATGAATGAGTTATTAGACGAATTAAGCAGCGTTTAGGAGAGGTGACATGAAAAAGAAAATAATTATATTTATGTTAAAGCATGATATTTTAAGAAACATATTTTTGATTGTTATGTCAGTGCCGGTAAGTATTTTCTATGGTTTAAAAGGATTCTGCGAAGAATTTTGCGGTGTATGGGAAGACACATTTGATAGCATAAAGGATAATGCTGAAGGAGTAAAAAGAAATTATGAATGAAGAAATGATGTTTACAGCTTGTAATATTCCGAAGTTTTTAGAGGAACAGATGAATAAAATGAAAGACACTCTTACAGGTGGTATGAACGAAGATAATCTTAAAGGTTTTGAGTATGCAGTAGATACTATGTTAAGTATTCTTAGGCAGATAATTCGTGCAGCCGAGATGGATGATGAGATTCTTGTGCATAGCGATAAAATCGCTGATGAGAATGAATTAGAAGAGTTTGATTTACATGATTTGTTAGAACTTTATGGTTGCAGAGTTGTGGCAAACTTACAGAAGAAAAGTGTTTAATGTTGTAAACTGAAATTTAGAAAGGATGCCAGCCTGGTAAGAGAAAAGAACAGGCAAAGTAAATAATTTTATCCAAAACTTAAAAGAAAAAGGCACTACCGAGATAACACTTGATATAACAACAACAGGCAAAGGAATTGTCTATACATTAATTTGGTAGATATCCTGAAATCAAAAGAGAATTTGATGTAAAGATAAATTAGGATTTATGGAGGTAGATATATGATTACGCAGATAGGATTTTTAAGAAAAGGAGATGTGTTCAGATTTGAGGGTGATATTTACAAAGTAGGACATTTGTTGGAGAGTACAAATGGGTATGTTTCCTGTATTGATGTTAATACAGGAAAGAAAAAAAGATTGCATATTGATGTTGATGTAGAAATTGAACAGGCAAACTGAAATTTGTTGAAAGGAGTAAAACAGAGTGAAGTTTTTAAGCAAGAAGAAATGTGATGAAATTCTGAAAAGAATTACTGCAAATGAAATTATTCAGGTAGAGTACGGACTACACGATATGGAAGCGGAAACAAAGGCAACGGAAAATAGAGCAGAAATAGCTTTTATTATCGGTGGTTTCAAGGGTATGAATAAGGTGCAGAACACGTTGAGAAAAAGGTATAACAATATAAACCACGAGGGAAAAGATTAAAATACATCAACCGAAACTTGAGGAAAATAGGAGATTAATTAAATGGCAGAACGTAGAATGTTCACAAAAAAAGTCACTGATGATGATAATTTCATGGCTTTATCATCAAGTGCGCAAGCCTTATATTTGCATTTATCTATGTCTGCTGATGATGACGGATTTTGCAATCAGGTATCAGTTTCCATGTTCAAAGCTCACGCAAGTGTAGCTGATTTACAACAGCTATTGGAAAAAAGATACATTTATCAGTTTGATAATGGTGTGATTGTAATTAAGCATTGGCGCATGGCAAACGCTTTGAGAAAAGACCGGTATACACCAACGAATTTTAAGGAAGAATTGGCAAAATTAAAGATAAAATCCAATGGCGCATACACATTTTCTGACGATGGTTGCCGTGTGGTTGCCAATGGGTTGCCAGATGGTTGCCAAGTGGTTGCCACTTGTCTGCCACAGGATAGTATAGGTAAGGTAAGTATAGATAAGAATAGTATAGTTAAGGATAGTAAAGAAAAAGATATTGATAAATCAATATCTAAAAAGAAAACTGTCTACTACCCTGATGATGAAATGCTGGAGAGTGCTTTTCAGGAATATCTGACAATGCGAAAGAAGATTAAGAAGCCGATATGCACCGACATGGCATTGCACCGAGCTATGAACACTATCGAGAGACTTTCAAAGGGCGATAATGATTTGGCAGTTAAAATCCTTAATCAGTCAGTAGACCATTGTTGGCAAGGGCTGTTTGCACTAAAGGACAATGAGACACATTCAGCTAACAAAGGCACCATTGATTGGGATAATGTGTGAGGTAGAGAAATGACAAGAGACGAGACAGTTAAAATCATTCGCATAATGTGTGATTGCTACCCCAATTACAAGCCGAGCAATTTATCCGAGACTGTAGATGTGTGGAATATGATGTTGGAAGAATACAGTTACAGCCAAATATCTACAGCATTGAAAGTTTACGTGCATTCCGATACAAGCGGTTTTGCACCGAGCATCGGACAGTTAATTAACAAACTGCATGAGGTTCAATCCCCACAGGAACTTAACGAAATGGAAGCATGGATGCTTGTTAGCAAGGCACTACGAAATGGCTACTATGGTGCAGTTGAAGAATTTAACAAGCTACCACCACTCGTACAAAAGGCTGTCGGAAGTCCTGATAATCTTAGGAACTGGGCACTGACGGACATAAACAGCATTGAAAACGTAGTGCAGTCAAACTTTATGAGAACCTATAGGACAGTTGTTAGTCGAGATAAGGAATATCAAAGAATGCCAAAGGATATACAGGCATTGATTGAAAATGTCAATAGAAGCTCGTATTCGGCTCAAATCGGCTCTAAAAATCAACAGACGATAAAATTATCGCTTGAAGATAATAAAAGCCAAAATAAGCCGATTAAAGGCATTCCAATGCCAAAAGAAATTAAGGAACGTATCGAGCAGATGAAAAGATAGGAGGTAAAGAGGTTTGTGCGCACATTAAAACTGGTTTTACTCCTAGCAAAAAATGATAAAAGACAAGTATTCAAGGCAGAGATATGAAGAACGAAAAGCTAGTAACCTTTGCGTGCTTTGCGGAAAGCCGCTTGATAGAGAAGGTGTGGTTTGCACGGCATGTAACAGCAAACGCACAGCATATGGCCGAGAGCTTTATAAAAAATTACAGGCAGTTGGTGTTTGCCCCAGGTGTGGCAAGAACTTGCTATATGGTGACGAAAAAAGCTGTGTTGAGTGTAGGGCAAAATCAGCCGAAGCCATGTCAAAGATACGTGCTGCTGATGTTGAAAAATACAATGAGCGACAAAAAGTATGGCGAAAAGCACGATACGAAAAAGACAAGAAAAATGGCATATGCACACGCTGTCGCAAAAGGAAAGCAGACCTGGGACATACCACTTGCACATTTTGCCGGGAAACAATGAGAAGAGCACACGTTAAAATGCCCGAAAGAACCGGCAGATATGAACAAGGACTATGTTTTTTCTGCGATAATCCGGTAAAACCCGGATATAAAGTTTGTGAAATGCACTATCAGAAGAACGTTAAGAATGCAACTTGTGAAAAGGCAAACTTGGCACGGCAGAAAATAAAAGAGAGGAGTCCACAATGGACACCTTGAAAGATTTTTACGATTTTTACCGACCACTGCAAAGGAAATATGACTTGCAAATGATTTACAGAACCAATAGCAAGGAAGCAAAAATAACTATCCGGTGGCACGGTAAAGAGATTGTAAAAGTCACAGAAGAAACTACAGAAGCCTGCTTTAGCAGAACGAAACGAGAACTTGAAGAAAGAATGAAAAAATATGAGCAACAAACTGAAACCAAAGAAAAAGCACAAAGAGCCGGATTTTACATGGACAAAATCCGAAAGAGTTACGCTGAAAAGCAGTAATAACCGCAGAAAGCTCGTAAGTCGGTCTTTCACAGACTTTATGGACTTAGGATACTATGTACTGTATTTACATCATGGGTTTGGCAATAAGCGCATTGTAAGGCTTGAAAGAACCATAAATGAGTACCTTGAAAGGGCACAGACTGAAAATGAAATGAAAACTGAAACACTTGCCGAACTTTTGGAAGTGAGATACGGCATTGATGTGCAGAAAGAGATTAATTTAATCCCAATGCAGCAGTTGATTAGGATTTATCAAAGGAATAATCCACTCACAATAAACGATACGAGACAGCTCTTAAATGACACGGCATACAGCTACATGACTTTAGCATGTACAGCACTTAAGCTGATGTTTAAATTGTCGGTCAGAGAGATTGAAGAATTTATCACAGAATTTAGGGATTTAATCGACACACTGTATAAATTTAATCAATTCGGTCTGACATTACCAAAAGTGGCGCAATGCCTTGCTGATGAAGTTAATTACGTTGATGAAAGGTACATAAAGGTGATTGATTAATGACTTATGCATGGGATAACGACAGCACTCAAAATGCTCACATAAAGCAGATGAGAGACGATAGGCAAAAAGCCTACATGGAAAAACACAGAGACAATAAAGCATATGAGAGATTTAAACATATGCCAGATTATGGGAAAGGGGCAAAGCAATGACAAATAGAGAGAAATTTGCAGAACAGATTTTAGATATTGCTTGTAGCAATGACACAATAGCAGTTGACAAAGCAACATTAGAGCCGATAGCGTGTGGCAAATCAGAGTGTAAAGATTGTTTATTCAATGTTTCTGATGTTATGTCTTGCGGAGGCAAAAGGATAAAATGGGCGAATAGTGAATATGTTGAACCGCCTGTTGACTGGTCAAAAGTTGCAGTTGATACACCAATACTAATAAGAGATAGCAGTTTTTCCAAGTGGGGTAAAAGATATTTTGCGAAATATGAGAATGGAAGAGTTTATGCTTGGAGCAATGGAGCAACATCGTGGACTGGCGATAGGTGTACACCATGGAAGCTGGCTAAGCTTCCGGACAAGGAGCAGTAATGAATATTGATGAATTTATAGAACGTGCGCAAGAATCAGCTAGAGAGCATCGTTATCATGCAGATTTCTTTGATATAGATAATCCTATGCGTGTCGCTTGCATTAAAAGCGCAGAAGATTGCGAGCAGTTAGCCGAATGGCTTGAAAAATCCAAAGAGTATCAGCACTTAGAAGAACAGGACAGAATTATCAAATTTTATCATTGCGAAAGTCTCAATGAGTATTATATCGGAAAACGTTGCGGCAATTTCTATTATGCAGAAGCAGAGGTTCAACCAAATGGAGATATTTGTTTATATTATAAATGGTCAAGATATTTGCCTTGGGGCGAACACGTAGTAGATGAATTGTCATTATGGAAAGAGTATACATATCCGAGCGAACCAAAGGAAATATCTTTTGAGGAATGGTTAAAGGGATGGCTATCCGGAGCCGAAGCAAAACTGAAAAAATTGAGAGGTGGAGAATGAGTACAGGAATGAATTTGGAAGAAGCGAAAATCGTAGCAGATAATATTGGCACATCACTATATTATGACGTCTACAGTAAAGCACTCGATGATTTGTTAAATTCTCTTCCGGATTGTGATTATGTCGGAATAGAGCGTCTTGTTTGCTTGGTGGAACAGTTAAAGAGAGGTAGAGAAAATGAAGAAAGAAGTTGACGGAGTAGTGGTCGAGACGAAAAGTATTCTGACTGCGCTAAAAATCATTAAGATAGTGTGCGAGGATAACGACTGCCTAACTTGTCCTTTTGGGAAAATTGAAAATGAAAAGGGTTTGTGTCTAGTCAAAGATACAATACCTAGTGTATGGAATATAAATAAACCTAATGATGTATGGAGGGCATTGGAATGAACAAAGTAAAAGAAGAAAGAGTGACTGACTTGTCTATTGTCATGGAAATGATAGATAGTAAACCTTATTACAGTGTGCAGTACAGAAATGTCGGTGAGAATGGCTATAACATTGGATACAGCTCATACAATTTAAAGACTGTATTGGAGTTCATTGATGAATATTTTGAGATTGTGGAAAGCGATAAACAGACCCATGCCGACAGGATAAGGAATATGTCGGATGAAGAAATGGCAAAACGTATTGCAAGCAGTCCGAACTTTAATTGTGCCGATTATTGCGATAGCTTTTCGGATGGGTGCGCTTTCAGATGCAATAGGAAAGAAAGAGAACTGGCATTAACGTTAAATTGGCTTCAATCAGAAGCGGAATAGGAGAGGACAAAGATATGTATTGTAACGGAACATGCAAATATTTAAACGAACGTAAGCACAAATGTGAGCTGACAGGGGAAAAGTTAAGTTACATGAAACAATCCGGAAGTTTATCTTTCGCAGTTCATGAGCATAGAGGAATTTGCAAAGGAGATAGAGAGAATGGAAGATAGATACTTGTACAAGGCAAAAAGACTTAATAACGGAGAATGGGTACAAGGATATTATGTAAAAGGTTTAGATGTGTATGGCAAAGAAGTTCATCTAATATTTGAACCTAACACAATGTTTTATTCTAGCGGAGAGACAGACGGATGGTACAAAGTAGACCCATCTACAATCTGCCAATGCACAGGCTTGAAAGATAAGAACGGCAAGCTGATTTGGGAGAATGATATTGTAAAAATAAATAATAGCAAGGGGAATGTGCTCATAACATTCGGAGATTTTGAAATTATATGTACAATTCCTAACGAAAAATATTATAAGCACAGGCTTGAATATGATACTGAATATGAAGTTGTCGGAAACGTCTTTGACAATCCGGAGTTATTAGAAAGCGAGGGATAGCATGACCGACACAACAACAGTAGTATACACTACCCTCATAGTGTTCAGCATAATCGGTCTGACAGAGGTAGCGTTTGCGTGGCACGGCATCCGTGGACGAGATAAGGCCGATGATGAGATACTAGAGCAGTGGTGCAGCGAAAATATTAAATATTAATTAATTTATCAGAGAGGAATAGGTTGTCGCGACATAAAACCGAGGTTTCCTTTTGGTAAGAGAAAATGAATTTTGACAATTACTCTTGTGATAATCAAATGAGCATATTTGACTTCACAAGAGAACCAATTAGCATTACAAAGCCTATCCGCTTGATAGAATTATTTGCCGGCTACGGAAGTCAGGCAATGGTACTAAAGAGAATAGGTGCTAAATTTGAGCACCACAGAGTTGTGGAGTTTGATAAGTATGCCATAGCAAGCTATAACGCAGTGCATGGCACAGATTTTCCTACAATGGATATAACTAAGGTTCATGCAGAAGATTTGAATATCTGCGACACAAATGCATTCACTTACTTACTTACTCATTCCCTTGTACGGATTTATCAGTTGCCGGAAAACAAGCTGGAATGTCCAAGGGCAGTGGTACAAGAAGCGGTCTGTTGTGGGAAGTTGAAAGAATACTAACAGAAATCAGAGATAGTAACGGAGAATTACCACAGATTTTATTCATGGAGAATGTGCCACAAGTACATAGCCAGGATAATATGCCCGATTTTAGGAAGTGGCTAGATTTCCTTGAAAGCTTAGGTTACACAAATTACTATCAAGACTTGAACGCTAAAAATTATGGTATAGCGCAAAATCGTGAAAGATGTTTTATGTTTTCATTCCTGGGCGAGTACAATTACCATTTCCCACAGCCCATACCACTCAAAAAGAAGTTAAAAGACTATCTCGAGGATAATGTAGATGAAAAGTATTACATTAACAATGAAAAGACTGACAAGCTGATAAAACAGCTTATTGACAACGGCACATTACCACAACACAATCTTGACAGACAGACAGACAGACAGACAGACAGACTTGCGTTGACGGAACAATCAATAAGCCACAACAGAGAGAAGTTGCGAACTGTATCAAGGCAAGATATGACTGTGGAATATCAAACTTGCGGTCAGATGGAAACTTGGTTGTTAAAGGATATGGGAGAGACGGCAGAAAAACAGATTGATGTAGCCGTAACTCTTAGGGCAAGAGATTATAAAGGCCTTGATAATTATGGAAGTAATGGAGTGATTGAATGGAAAAACTAACAGATGCTATCGGAATAACGCTTTTTGAAAGCAAAAAATTCGGTGGCGAAAAGGTACTTAGGGGGGATTTGCCCTACCCTAAGAGCCAATAAAACAAGTAGCGGAGTGATTGAAGTAATGGCAGATGTAAATGTAATAGGCTCTCTTGAATCAAAATTTGAGAGTACCAACAGAATTTATGATGTGGGGGGGTGCAGTCCAACATTGAGTACAATGCAAGGCGGTAATCAAGAGCCAAAAATACTTGAAGCAAAGCAGTTAGGATTTATGGATAATGGTACAGGCAAACATCAATCAAACACAGTATATGATGAAAATGCACTTTGCCCTAATATCACAACAGTTGAGGGCGGTGGTACGCAACAGATTAAGGTGTGTGAAAGTCAGATAGTTGCTATGCGTGGCAGAAATCCCGATAATCCGTCAGATAGAACTGCGGGAAGTCCGACAGAACAGCGGTTAGAAGCGAATACACAAGGCACAAGTAATTGTTTGACAAGTGTGCAGAAAGATAATTTATTACTTGAAAAACCTCAATATCGTATCAGAAAACTGACACCGAGAGAGTGTGGACGGCTGATGGGTGTATCTGATGAAGATATTGACAAAATGGCAGCAGTAAACAGCAATACGCAGTTGTATAAGCAGTTTGGCAACTCGATAGTGGTAGATGTTATGTGTGCTATGTTTAAAAATCTGAATATCAAGCAAGGAGATAACAATGGAACACTACAAACCAATTAAATGTGTAGTCTGTAGCAAGGTATTTACACCGACCGCAGCTAACCAAAATACGTGTTGTGAAGCACATAGACAGCAGAGAGCTACGGAATTAAGAAAAATCAGAGAAAAGAAAAGACTCAAAAGAAAGCCCACCAAGAAAAATAAACTTGCGGAAATCTGCGAGATTGCTAAGAGTAAGGGCATGAGCTACGGACAATATATGGCAGAGCAATATAAAAAGGAAGTGATGATAAGATGAATAGCAGAACTATAAGCGATATAGAGCCGATTGAAAGACAATGTGTATATGAGGATAACAAGCCGTGTAACAGCTCATGCCGATACTCAAATACTTGTATACACAGTGCAAGCAAAACCGAAGAATAGGAGATAATAGGCTTATGAAGTTTTCAAAACTTACTAAGCCGGAACTTGAAGAGATTATGAAAAATGCCAATTTCACCAATGAGGAAGCGGAAGTTTTTGAGTTGCTAGTTGCTGATAAAAGCCTTGAAGAAGTATCACAGAGATTATTAATCTCGAAAACGACCACTTCCCGGAGAGTGGCAACCATTAAGGAAAAGATAGAAAGGAGTCAGGCGATGATTAACAAAGTACCAATATGGGAAAAAGTAACGCTGACGATTGATGAAGCTGCGGAATACAGTAATATCGGAGTGAACAAGCTCCGAGAAATAACAAACAACCCAAGGTGCCAATTTGTTATGTATGTCGGAAAGAGACGATTAATCAAGCGAAAAGAGTTTGAAAAGTATATCGCAGAGTCGATAGAGATATAATCAAATGTGGACTTATGTAGCCTTATGTGATATTATAATAAATTGCATAAGGCTTTTCCATAAGTGAAAGGAGCGAAAATTTAATATGGGAAAGGACTTGAAAGGTAAAGAACTAGGTAGAGGCATTAGTCAGAGAAAAGACAAGTACTATGTTGGCAGATACACGACAAGGAGTGGAAAGCGAGTGCAGAAATTATTCGCTAAACTGCAAGAGTGCAAAAAGTGGCTTGCCGATGAGCAGTACACTGATGAGCACAGCAACCCCGACTTTCCGTCTGACATGTTGGTTGATGCATGGTTTGACTACTGGATAAGCGTTAAGAAGCGCACAGTAAGACCGAACACGCTAAGAAATTACACTGAGAGATACAAACGCAACATAAAGCCTGTTATCGGAAATAAGATACTGCGAGAGGTTAATACGCTCCACTGTCAAAAGATAATGACTAATATGGCTGACGAGGATTACAGAACGGCAACGATATATCAGACGCGCATAGCGCTATACAACATGCTTGACTATGCATATCAAAGCGAGATTATCCCCAAAAATCCGTGCAACCGCATGGTGAAATCCGACATAGGTAAGGAATCCTCAAAGAAAGAAGCATTGACGATTGAAAATCAGAAAAAATTCTGCGAAGCTATCAAAGGCACATCATATGAGTATCAATACAGATTTGCCTTGCAGACTGGGCTAAGGACAGGCGAGCTTGTGGGGCTTAAATGGGAAGATGTAGACTTTAAAGCCAAAACAATCAAAATCGTCAGGAGCTTAGAGTACAGACATTCAACAGGTGAATGGCGAGAGGGACCGCCTAAGAGCAAATCAGGATATAGGACAATTCCACTCACTGATGAAGCCGTATCGCTATTGAAATTGCAGAAAGCCAAAAATGCTTCATTCAAATTTATTGACATTCAATGGAGAGACAGAGTGTTTCTGTGCAAGACCGGGGCACCTGTGAAAAACAGCACATATGATACCGGAATTTACAAAGCGTGTGACAGAGCACAGATACCGAGATTTTCAATGCACGTATTAAGACATACATTCGCAACAAGATGTATTGAAGCCGGTATGACTCCAAAAACCTTGCAGACAATATTAGGACACTCGAACATAGGTATCACAATGAATCTTTACGTTCACACGACAGACGAGCAAAAGAACTTAGAAATGGACAGAGTGGCAGAAGCACTCAAAGTAATATAAAATAATCAAAAATATAGTATATCCAATTAAATTGGTACAAAATTGGTACATAAATCAAAAATAGAAAGGCAAAAATCCCTTAAACAATGGATTTTTGAATAGGTAAAATCAAAAATGAAATTAGGCATCGTTGCTACGAGGGGTATCTAACATAGTTCATTATATCCTCACAAACCGCAACATACCTCAATTTTACGATGTTTCACATGAAATCTTAATTTTATATAATTCGTTATATATTCACATAAATAAACAAAAAATGGTACACTATTGGTACATGAATGGTACATGGAAAAACCTTATGCATGACAATAATTAGAGAAGAACATGGAAATGCTCTTCTCTTTTTTTATGCCACAATTTAGGCATAAGGAGATGATGTTGTGTTTGACGATGATGTGAGAGAAAAAATATTTGCTAAAAGTGAGTTACAAAAAATCGACCTAATGACATTATCCCTTGTCATTAAAGCGATAGAGGAAGTTTTGGAGGAAAACAAAGATGAACATGCCGTATCAGCAACCAATGATGAATTATACACCTAATTATGGAACATATCAGTACAACCCAATGGCGAGCTATCAGAGATACCAACAGCCCGAACCGACGCAAGGCATAAGTGGCAGAGTAGTACAGGCAGTTGAGACTATTAATCCCAACGAGGTGCCGATGGATGGCAGTGTGGCATTTTTCCCAAAACAGGATTTAACAGAGATATACGCTAAGAGTTGGAATGCTGACGGAACAATACGCACATTGACTTTTAAGCCGGTTTTAAATGATAAGACAGATATTTTATCAGGTGACACGGAAAAACTTGAATTTGACCTATCAGAGAAAGCCACAGAGGGTATTATGGCAAAGCTCAACGAACTATCAGAGAAAATTGAGCAATTATCTTTAGGAACGCAAAGAAAAACTCCACGAACACAAAGTAAGGAGAGTGAAAAAGCATGAATGTAATGGGAATAATGCAACAGATAATGAGCAATAATCGCGTAATGGGAAATCCAATGATTCAGAATGCAATGAGCATGGCTCAAAGCGGAAACAGCAAGGGAATTGAGCAAATGGCAAGAAACTTATGCAAGGAAAAAGGCATTAATCCTGATGATGTAATGAAGCAGATTAAAGGTAATTTTGGGATATAGCATATGAGAGAACGTGCGCACGGCTCTTTATGAAATAAATTTTGGAGGTAAAACAGATGTTCAACACAGGAAATTGTCCAAGCGTACCCATCGTGGCGAATTTGGACGGAAACAACGGAAATAACTGGAATGACGGCTCATGGCTTTGGTTCCTTATCGTAGTATTTGCGATATTCGGAGGCTGGGGTAACGGCTTTGGTGGTTTCGGTGGCACTAATGGCGGTGTCGGCAGTGAAATTCAGAGAGGATTTGATAATTCAGCAGTTATCAGCAAGTTAGACGGCATTTCCAACGGACTTTGTGACGGCTTTTATGCCATGAACAACAGTATGCTCACAGGCTTTAACGGCATAAACACAAACATCATGCAGACCGGCTATGGCATACAACAGGCAGTAAACGCTGACACAGTTGCTAATATGCAGAATACCAACGCTTTACAGTCACAGCTTGCTAACTGCTGCTGTGAGACGAGAGAAGCCATCCAGGGAATTAATTACAACTTAGCAACTAACACTTGTGCTTTACAAAACACAATGAACAATAATACAAGAGATATTATTGACAGCCAGCAGGCAGGGACGAGGGCCATCCTTGATTACTTATGTACAAAGGAAAATGCGGATTTGAGAGATAAGGTGCAGAAACTTGAACTTTCTGCTTCACAGGATAGACAAAATGCACTTCTGACTACTGCAATGACAGCACAGACACAGCAGATTGTCAACTCTGTAAATCCTACGGCTATTCCAGCTTATGTTGTGCCTAACCCAAATGCTTATGCATATGGCTGTGGTTGCAATACCGGCTGTAATTGCTAAAAATGAATAATTGAGTATCTTAATTGAGTTAACTCAATCTAAACTGATTAAAAACCATTTTTAGTCGAGGTTTAGTCCAAGTTTAGTCGAGAGTTAGTTGAGATTATGTCTGCTAAGCAGTATTACTTGATGTTACCGACACAAATGTCGGGAAGATAAAGGGCAGACTATAATGTTTGCCCTTTTGCACATTGAAAACCGAATATTAGTTGATGATTTGTAGATTTGATTTTTCTAAAAAACTTGAATTTTGGGGTTGACTTTTTGTGCGTACTATTATATATTAAATGTGCGGACAGAAAGTGAGGTGTTTAAAATGTCTCCACGCACAGGCAGACCTAAATCTGAAAATCCAATGAATGATAGGATTTATGTAAGAGTAACAAAACAAGAGAAAAAAGAAATTATGGACTTTTCTTCTGAAAGTGGTTATTCAATACTAGAACTAATCAGAATTGGCATTGAAAAGATAAGAAGTCAAAAAAAATAAAGTGTTGCACCGCTACCAACGAACACAACACTTTAAAAGCACCAATCCGAAAGAGATTGATAAATCTATTCTATCAGTTTCTTTCGGAAAATCAAGTATTTTTTGAAAGGATAAGATATTATGGAATTAGAACGCAAGAGTATTGATGAAATGACAAAGGCAGAGCTTAAAAGGGAGCTAGATGACCTTAGATGTGAGTATGACACATTAAAAGTCAAGGATGACATTATCAAGATATTAGACCGCATGCCAACGAGCATTGAGCTAGAGGAAATAAGGAAGTATGCTGAAAAGGTGTATCAGAAGTCTATAGATAAGAATTGGTATTTTCTGAATGGAGTACACGACAACATCTGCAATATGGTAGACAATCTATTGGAAACAGGAGATTATAGCACGCTAAACTATCTGAACTGTTTTGTATATGGTAAGTTATTAAGCGAAAATCCGACCGCAACGGAGGGAGTAAAGACAATGACAGGTGATATGGAGAAGCTGTTACTGAAACACTTAATGGCAGAGAAAGGCGGTGCGGCATAATGAATGCGATTAACAATGTAATAGATATGAGAACACCTATTGAAGTTGCACTTAACATTGACAGCGAGGGCATGACAACAGCTAGAAAGTTGTATGACTTTTTAGGGCTGGCACAAGGACAGTTTTCAAGGTGGGCAAAAACTAATATTACAGATAATGAGTTTGCTACAGAAAATGAGGATTATTGGGGGTTCGACATTGATGTCGAGGGTAACAAAGCGGTAGATTACAAGCTCACCGCTCACTTTGCCAAGAAGTTATCTGTTAGAGGTAATTCAGAGAAAGCGGAACAGGCAAGGGAGTATTTTACAACTGTAGAGGAAAGAGTAAAGCAAAAAGCTATTGATATATCCCAATTGTCACCCGAACTTAAAATGTTCAACACAATCTTTCAATCAGTAGCGCAGCAACAACTTGAACAGAAACGACAGGCGGAGCAGATAAATAAAGTTGAGCAGACTGTTGATAATATGAAAGAGATATTTACACAGCCTATTGGAGATTGGAAAGCTGAAATCAATGCAAGGGTGCGTGAAATTTCAATCAAGAGCAAAATTGACTATCAGATACTTTACAATCAACTCTACGGAGAATTGGAAACCACTGCACATTGTAGCTTAAAGAGGCTACAGGACAATAAGAAAAAGCGTATGGAAAAAGCGGGTAATACGAAAACAGCAATTAAGAATGAGACAACAAAAATTGCTATTATCTTTGAAAAACCACAGCTTAAAGCTATTTTTGAGAATATTGTTAAGAAATATGCTATGAGCTATTGTGCATAATCAAATTTAGAAACCATCAACTAATATCGGTTGGTGGTTTTATTTTGTGAAAGAGAGGTAATAAAAATGGCTGAATTTTCAAATGTTGCAACACAGACAGTTGCAGTAAACGGAAATGTATTATTTACAGATGCGCCAACGTCTGTATGCAATAAAGGATATATTTCGCACAGAACAGGAAGCGGATTAATTAACCTTAAAGGCGCTACCAACACTTGCAAAGCAAAGTACAGAGTAGAATTTAACGGAAATATTGCAGTTCCTACAGGCGGAACCGCAGGAGCAATTTCATTAGCTATTGCTGTCGAGGGCGAGCCGGACTTATCTACACTGGCAATCTCTACACCAACAGCAGTTGAAGCATTTAACAATGTGTCTATGGCAACAGATGTATGGCTTCCTTGCGGATGCTGTCAGGCAATTTCTGTCAAGAATACATCTGCACAGGCTATCAGTGTTGCAAATGCTAACATCACAGTAAATCGAATTGGTTAGGGGGGCGAGAGTATGCACGTTGAAAGAATACACAAAATGCAGGAGTGTCTTACAGAGAAAGCTGTCAACGAGCTTGAAAAGGGCGTTGAGAATGTTGACACTTCCGAGATGGGACAGGTCGTAGATATGATAAAAGACCTTGCAGAAGCTGAGTATCATTCAATAATTTCCAAGGCTATGAAAAAGGCTGATGAAGAGGAAGAAGAGTACGACAAAGAACTCCTAAGAAGTCTTAAGGCAGAATATGGCGAAGAAAGTGGTAGAAGATATTACGACCAATATCGCTATGCAAATGGCAGATTTGCCCCTAAAGGTCGTGGAACACGTAGGGGATATGAAGAACCGCCATATTATCACATGCCGGTAAACTACAACGACATGGAGTATATGCGTGACATGGATAAGAGCCAAGGTAAGATGTACTACTCTGAACCGATTGCACCACATGTGAGTGAAAGCAATTATGACAGGGCAAAGAGACATTATACCGAGACAAAAGAAATGCACAAAGGAGCTTCTACAGAGGACAAAGAGCATAAAATGAAAGCCCTTGATATGTATATCCGTGAATTAAGTGGAGATATATCGGAGCTTCTGAATGACATGACACCCGATGAACGCAACCTTTTACGCACAAAAATGAGCAATCTTGCGTCAAAACTGTAATTATTAAGGCTATGGGTAGTAATGCTCATAGCCTGTTTTTCGCACATTGATAACTGAATATTGGCTAGTGAAAAATATTTTAAAATAATGCTTGACAATATGGTGTGACATAAATATAATAAAGGTGTGACAAGAAAGGAAGCGATGTTTATGTCACCAGCAGGCAGACCTAAAGTTGGCAATCCGAAATCAAGCAGATTTAGTATCAGACTTGATGAGGAAACAGAAAGAAAGCTGAAAGCCTATTGTGAACAGCACAATTTCACAAAAGGTGAAGCCATCAGAAGAGGAATACATTTACTTTTGGATAAAACGGAGGCTATTCATGAAAAGACAAAAAATAGGAACTTTTAACAACCTTAAAAATGGAGATTTGATAATCAGCCCCATTGATAATGAGGTCACTCAATATTATATAGATAAAGACGGAATAAAGTATTTATCTAGCAAGAACTCATTGTTTGGCATATTTCAATTTGATGCCGAAGATTTTTATTTTTATAATGGGGAAAAGAAATGCGGAGAAATAGATAATCACTACTTTCTCTAGTAAAAAGCCACTAGCTGATATTCGGTTAGTGGCTTTTGCTTTATTCAGAAAGGAGCATACAGATGTTTATTAATGTTAATGGTACAATGTGGCAAGTACAATATAAAAATTCAAATTCAGGCGAATTAAAGCGGTCAGACAATGTTTCTGTGCTAGGTGTAACTGATAGAAATGCACACACAATTTATCTGTCAAATGCCTTGCGTGGATTTATGCAACGCAAAGTGCTGATACACGAAGTATGTCACGCAATCTGTATGTCCTATGATGTGTATTTGCCTATCGAACAGGAAGAGATATTGTGTGATTTTGTAGCAACATATGGGGATGAAGTGTTTGACATTGTTGACATGATACTTGGAGCAGCTAGGAGTGATAGATACTATGGATAAAATAGACAGGCTATTAGAATACATACACCGGACTAATCCGGAAATGACACGGCAGAAATTGATTGAGAAGCTAGGAGAGAGTGACTACAGTGCCAAGAGCATTTATTTTTTGGCAATTCAAAATTCAAATTCCCAAAAATTTTAGGATGAATTAAGTGCCCCCGTACCTTTGACTTTTTCGATTTCAAAAATCCGTTCGCAAAATTTTGCAAAAACTTGTCGAGAACTTGCAAAGAACTCACACCGCACTTTAATTGAGTGAACTTTTCTGAAAATTCGTACAATTTCCATGAGTTGGTGCGCCTGACTTGTTAGATATTGCACCCGGCACAACTTGCCACGGCTTGACGGCTTGAACCTCTACAGATATATCACAAGGCATTGTAAACGGCTTATTTTATGACTTATTACAGCGCACTCGATAAAATCCACGCTAGCACGTATAAAAGTCCTTAAAACGTCAAATACACGGCTTTAAATGTGTATATCATAAAATCATAGAATATTTTTGTTAATTTGTCAATGTACGACAGCACCCGGAACTATAGCCGGACAACTTGCGACAGCTCCAACGGCCGCGCGCTTGATTTTTTGGCACAACAAAAAGGGATATAAGATATCCCTAGTGGTAACGCGTGATATATTTCCCGCCTTGATAGTCGCAAAAAAGCGTGACCGGGTGAACATGCGCATGTTTTTCGACAACCTGCAACCATTCACCGGACCTTTGAACTGTTATTTTTAACTTGTGCGACTCCATCCACTCTATACAATCGTATTTGATATAATTAAAGTCGCTTATTTTTGACATGTCATAGCCTAGCGCCTTGACTCGCTTATATATTTCCTTTCTCCCCAAATACTCATAATTAGACATAATACACCCCCCCTATCTATAACAAGCCTTAATTATTGGGCTTATATAGTTTTTATGGTTTAGGTAGTTATTAAAAGCCGCCCGGCGGTATTCCTTGCCACTAATAAGCGTGGTAACATCGTCACACGCGCCCGACTCTGCGACAGCTCTAAAAATGTCTGTTATTGCTTTACGTGTGGCGCGCTCGCTTGCTTGATATTCCGGCGCGCTTTGATATTTGCCATTGTAGCGTGCTTTTATTTCACACTCTACAGCGTCAAGCGTGGTTAGTTCGTTGACCATTCATTGACCCTCTTTTCTGTTTTAGTGCGTGGTTTATAAGCTATTTTTTGACCTTTTCGCGGTTCATACGTGCGTTAATCTGTTTTTATTAGGTGGTAACGCAAAGCACCTATAAAGGGCGCACAATTATTTTTTCAGGCATTGCACTCTTGAGCCTGATGCAAATATAAAGGCATTTGCAAAACCTCTTGGCGCGATTATTTACCGGACGCGCGGACGGAGCACAATATATACAGCCGTAAAGCCGTATAAAAGCACCTATGAATAAAATAATTAAATTGATAATATAAGGCCTGAAAAGCCTTATATATAAAGCTAATAGCCGGAATCGAACCGGCTTAAAAATCCCTTGATATTAGCTATTTAATAAAAAAATAAAAACAATCCGCCATACCCAATAACAAGGCATGATACAAAAAGCCCGAAAGCCTTTAAAAGCTCGATAAAATCTCTCATATTGTGCCCCCCTAACAATAACAAAAATCACCTTGTAAACCGGTTGTAATAATCATTTTCCCATCTTTACGGCGGGGAAATACACCCCAACACC